AATGCTAAATCTAATGCTGAACAATTACAACAGCAAGTAGCTTTTAATGAGTCATTAGATAGTAAAAAGATAGAATTAGCTCAACAAACTGCTAATGCTTTAATAGATGTTTCTAATAGAAGAATACAAAGAGAAAAGGATTTAGAATTATCCGCTTTAGATGCTCAATTACAAAATGGATTAATTTCTCAACAGGAGTTCGAAAAGCAAAGAGAAGCAATAGAAAGAAAAGCATTTAATAAAAGAAAAAAAATAGAGATAGCACAAATCGCTATAAGTTTAGCTGCTGAGATTGCTAGTATAAATGCTAATGCCGCTGCTAATCCAGCTAACGCATTTACTTTCGGTGGTGCTGGTATATCTCAAGCAAGTGTATTAACTGGTATTGCTGTTGCTAGGTCAGCTATTCAAGCTGGCGTTATAGCTTCTCAAAAGTTTGCTGATGGTGGTTTTACGGGTGCTGGTTATGGTAGTGCTGATAGTACAGGATTTAAACAGGCTGGGGTAGTTCATGAAGGAGAATATGTAGTACCTAAAAACGTATTAGATAGTCAAAAAGGAGGTCAATTAGTAGGAGCTTTAGAAAGTATGAGAATGAATAAACCTACTCCATTATCTAGTATTGGTTTTGCTAATGGTGGTTTTACAAGTGGCTCAAATATGGATTTAACAGATATGGAGAATAGAATTTCTAATGCTGTTATATCATCAATGGGTGCTATAAAAGTTCAAAATGTTGCTACTGATACCACATCAGAAAGCATAAAAGTTAATAATATTATGAGTGAAGCCACTTTCGGATAGTATAATTTATAAACAAAAAATAAAAGAGGGTAATTCGTAAAAGTTTTACCCTTTTTTTATTAGTCAAAAGATATAATTAATTCATTTATAGTAAGTTAACTACTCAACACCTCTTGAACACCTGTTGAACACCTCTTGAACTAGTGTTGAACACCTCTTGAACTAGTCTTTAACACCTGTTTAACTAAATATAGAATAGAATAGAATAGAAGATATTATAAGAGAGTTTTTAAGAAATTTCAAGAATTTACAAAACAATTAATTTTTTTATATTTACCTCATGTGGTTAACTAATTTATTCGGTAAAGCAAAAAATTTAAATAGTGAATTAGCCACTACTAGACAAAAAAAAGTAAGATTAAGATTATGCACAGTTTGTCCAGAAAAAAGAAATGATTTTGTATTTCTTTATTTGTTTAAAAAAAAAGGGGTATCTCAATGCTCAATTTGTAAATGTGCTTTAGATGATAAAATTTTATGGAATAACGAAAAATGTCCAATATCAAAATGGTAGATTTCAATCCTGAAGAAAATATGCAAAGTTTAGATGATGAAACTAAACAACTAATCAAAGAAGCGGTTAAAAAAACGTATTCTAAATTTATGCCTAATAGTAAAAGTTTAGAATATTTATACGAGAAATTTAAAGAATTAATAGAGCCTAATTTTACAATGTCATGTGGAAAGTGTCGAAACAGAGTAATAAACTTCTTCCATCAGAGATCAAAGAGCTGGTAGATGTTTTAACAGATACTCTTTTTTCATACGTAGATAAATCTAAAAACGGTAGGCATGCCGCTACTATTTTATTAGATGCTGGATTAATCGATGAAAGAGCAGTAAGAAACATAAGCATTCTAAGAGATTACTACATTATGAGAAATAACCCACTAAATAAAATGAGGGATATTTATTATAATTTATCTGTAAAATATGATGTAAGTGTCGTATTAATTCAAAAGATAGTTTTAGATAAGAAATAATTATTTATATTTATGCTATAATATTTTCATAGATATTTTAGTTGCTAGGTTTAGAGGGTTCGTTACCCTCTTTTTTTTTGTATAACTTTTTTATATATTTTTTCGATAATGTTTTTCTAACATTGTTGTAATGAATTGGTATTCTATAAAAAATTCAATTAAAAATAAACTATCCATAGCGATAGATGAAGAAATCGGCTCTTTCGGAATTGATGCTAAAAGCTTTATTGACGAAGTTAAAGCATCAGGATACAAAGATATTGAGCTAACAATTAATAGCGGTGGTGGATCTGTATTTGATGCTCTTGCTATTTATGATTTCTTAAAAAACTCTAATTACACTGTAAATGTTAAGATTGAGGGGCTCGCTGCTAGTGCTGCTACTATTATCGCTCTTGCTGGTGATAATAAGCCTGTAATGACTGAAAACAGTTTCTTTATGATACATAATGCTTGGATGCCTGTAGTTTCCATGAGTGGTATGAATAGTGATGAAATTAGAGAATACACAGAGGAATTAGAAAAGCAAGCTGAATTAATGGATAAGATTAATTTAAAACTTGCTAAAATATATTCTAATACTACTGGTGTAGAGTTATCAGAGATTCAGTCTATGATGGCTAATGAAACTTGGTTAACAGCTGAAGAAGCTAAAGAGTATAACTTTATCGGAGAGATAGAAGGTGCTATGGCAATTGCTGCCTATGCTAGTCCTAAAGAGTTAGCCAAGAAAGGGTATAAAGTCCCTGTGAACTATGTAAATCAATTAAATAACGTGAATATGTCTGAAAAGGAAGGTCTATTAGATCAACTAAAGGCTTATGTTTCTGAATTATTAGCTCCTAAAGCTGAAGCGGTAGAAGAAACAGTAGAAGAAACTCAAGAAGTAGAAGCTACTGAAGAAGTAACCGAAGAAGTAGAAGAAGAGGTATCTGAGGAAGTAACAGAAGAGCCACAAGATGTAGTAGATGTAGAAGCTATAAAAGCTGAATTAATGGCATCTATTAAATCTGAAATCAATGCTAAAAATGATGAATTAGCAGAGATGAAAAAAGAATTGGATAAAGCGAAAGCATCTCGTAAGCCATTAGAGGCTAAAGAGGATATTTCTAACCCAGAGGCTAAAGTAGAAGAGGTTGATGAGTTAGGTGCTGCAATCCTTAATATTTTAAAATCTTCTTACAAAGCTTAATAAATAAATTTTAAAAAATGGCAAATTTTATTACACAGTCAATTTCTAGTACTTATTCAGGACAGGAATTTACAGAAATCCTTTTCGCACCTCAAGAAGGTAGCTCGGATTTAGCAGGTATAAGAGTTATACCTAACATCAAAGTTAAGGCTAACATGTACCTTAACAGCTCACTTACAAAAATTGTAAGAAAGTATACTACTTGTGGTTTTGCTGCAACTGGTGGAGTAACTAACGTATCTGATAGAACTTTAGAAGTTGCAAAACTTAAAGTAAATCTTGAGGAGTGTGGAGATGCTTTTTACGGTACTATCTTCGAAGAATTTTACGGATCAGGAACATCTATCGATGATTTAACTGATACTGTAGTAGGAGAAGTAGCTAGAAAGAGAGTAGCTGAAGCAATCGCAGATGATAACGGTCGTATGGCTTGGTTCGCTGCATCTACTGCCGCTGCCGCTGATTACGCTCAGTTTGATGGTTTTGTACAGTTATTCGTTGATAATTCAGCTTCTTTAGGAAAGTATGTTGAAATGACTGCTATAGCAAATATCGAAGATACTAACGGTGATTTAGTTGCTGATGGTGCTTACACTTTGTTAAAGTCTGCATACGAAAACCAAACTAAAGTATTAAGACAAATGCCAAACGCATCTAAGTCTTTCAGAGTTACTGCTACAATCGTAGATAACTTAATGACTACTTATGAGCAGTTAGGTACAGGGAATGCTTTAGGACTTCAGTTGTTACAAGATGGACAATCTCTTACTTTCAGAGGTATTCCTGTTGTAGAAATTACTGGATGGGATACTCAGTTAGCTGATGCTACTAATCCTAATGGAAACATAGGAAAGAATATGCTAGTTTACACAGTAGATGATAACTTGGTTATTGGAACTGATGTTGCTGATGCTGGTTCTCAATTGAAATTTAGAAGTAATGATGACGATGATGAATTGTTAAAAATTATTGCTAAGTACAAAATGGGTGCTCAGTTTGTATTTGGAGAATTAATCTCTTTCTACTACTAAAATAATAAAGCCCCTCTTTATGGGGGGCATTTTTTTAACTAAATAAATTAATTAAAATGGCAGAGATTACAACTGATATTTTACTAGCTTGTAACGATGAAAACCGCAGAGGTGGTATCAAAAGAGTATTCGTTATAAACAAGGATGATATATCTAGTTTTACTGCTTCTGGTTCTGATCATTCTTATACAGCGGTTACTTTAAGTACTACTGATGATAAGTTTTACGAAATAGAAGGAGAATTAGAAACTAAGTTATATTCATCAGAAGGAAGTAGAGAGAATGGTTCTATTTCTTATGAAACTTCTTTAGAAGTATTTGCTCCAAAAATGGAGAAAGTGAAAGCAAAAGGTATTAATTCATACATTGAGTCTTGTGGTTTAGTTGTAGTTTTTGAAACTTACAACAAAGAAACTAACGATAATAAAGCATTTGTTTTAGGATTCGATGAAATTATGGGTAAAGATGCAGCTGTTAATGCAATGGCTAATGAGGTTTTAGAAGCTGAATTACAAGGGCAAAACGGTTATACTGTTACTTTTGCTGGAAAGCAAGCTCAACTATTAAGAGAGTTTGTTGGTTCGATTGAAACTAACTCTAGCGGTACTGTTTCTTTCGGTTCATAATATTGCATAATTAGGTTTATGATTGGATAGTTGTTAGGTCAACATTGGGAGAGTTAAAAGCTCTCCCTTTTTTTTTTATGTTTACTAAAAGAAATTTATTTTTATTATATTTGATAATATGAAAAAATTTATTATAGAGCCATCTTTTCTAGGCAAAAAAATAAATGGTATAGTGGGTGTTATCTACCTTACTGAAAAAACTAGCCAAAAGGATTTAAAGAAATTATATAATGCTGGTTTTAAAAATATTGTAAAAATAGAAGAGGTTAAAAATGAGCCAAAAGAAGATTAATAATATTAAGGCTAGTAGTGTTAAATCTGATCCGATAACTACACCGATAATAAAAAAAGAAAAGGAAACTAACCAAGATATACTTCAAAAGTGGGTACCTTTCTTTCAAGATTCTGATAATATTTATGTTAATGATTTAGCTAAAAGAGCTAGAAGATCATCTACTCATTCAAGTATTATTAATCAAAAAATTACTTTTGTAAAAGGTAAGTACTTTACGTTTACTGTAGATGGTGAGTCTGTTATGTATGATGATTTACCCGATGATTTTAAAGAGTGGTGTAAAGAAGTAAATCCAGAGGGACAAAGTTTATATGATGTATTCTGTGAATGGATACAATCTTATGTAATTACTGGTAACTACTATCCTCATGTTAAAAAAAGCGGTGATTATACAGCTTTATATTCGGAAGATGCTACAACAGTAAGAAAGTCTAAAGATACTAAGAGAGCTTATTTATCTAACTTTTGGCGTGATATTGGACTAAGTAATACTCCATCTGCTGAATACCCTGTAAATGAGTTAGAGTTTTACGATGGTACAAGTCAAAAAGAGTTCTTAATTCATGGAATGAGAAAGTATCCTGAATTTAATTACTATGGANTACCAGATTATGTAGGTGCTTTAGATTGGATTGATATTGAATANAGAATGTCTAAGTACAATATTGATAAATTTGATAATGGCTTTTTTCCATCCGTATTAATTCAGATGTTTGGAGAGGTTCCAGATGGCATGAATGCACAGCAATATGTTGATAAGATTAAAGACAAATTTACAGGAGAAGCCAATAATGATAAATTCTTAGTTGAGTTATTAGATNNNCCNGANCAGGCNGCAAGTATAAAAGAGTTCGAAAGAGAAAGAGATGGAGAGTTTTTAGAGTTATCTCAATTAACTACTAAAGCAATAATTACAGCTCATAGAATTACTCCTAGTTTAGCTGGTATAGAAACAGGTGGAAAGCTAGGAAGTAACCAACAGATAAAGGATGAATACGATAAGTTTATGAATAGCGTAGTTATTCCTGATTTCCAAGAGCCTATATTAAAGGTGTTAAATAAGATTATTTCAAGAGATACTAAGTATGGTAATATTGAAATAGGTATTTTAAATGTAGCTCCTGTAGGTAATTCANNAAGAGTAGATATTAATGGTGTAGTTACTATTAATGAAGCTCGTAAGATGCTNGGTTTAGATGCTTTAGATGGTGGTATAGGAGATATATTTGTTAATCAAAATGCNGTAGCAAATATAGAAGATACTGAAGAAAAAGAAGATGATGATGTTTATGCTAGTGCTAGTGATTTTGTCTATGTAAAAACTTATGCTGATTATCCTGATGCAGCGGTTAACAATGCTAAGAGAGGTATTAAGTTAAATGATGAGGTTAATAATAAATGTGCTACTAATGTAGGAAAGCAAAGAGCACAGGATATAGCTAATAAAAGAGGGTTATCTTTTAGCACTATAAAAAGGACTTTTAGTTATTTATCAAGAGCAGAAGAGTATTATGATCCATCAGATACAAAAGCATGCGGTACTATATCATACTTGTTATGGGGAGGTAAAAGTATGAAAAGCTGGGCTGAAAGTAAGATTAAAGAAATTGAAAAAGGTTAATTAATATGGCGTATAATACTGAAATGATGACCTCAACTGAGGTTAGTAGCCAAGCTATAAATGATAATTATTTTGATAGTGCTTATTTTGATAAGTATATTTTAACAAGTCAAAGAAAGTATGTTAAAAGTGTATTAGGTGTAAAGTATTATGATGAATTATTAAGTCAGATTGCAGGAGTTAGTTTAACGGGTGATAACACTATTATAGTTAATCAGTTTATAAAACCTATGTTAGCTCATTACATAGTATATGAGGTGTATTCTAAGGTACATACTCAATTAACTAATCAAGGTGCTATGGAGAATAACACAGAGCAATCTAGTCAAGCTAGAAGCTTTGAATATTCACAGAGTAGAGATTTCTACATTAATAA